GCATTCGTCGCAGACCAAGAGATAAATATGCTTGCATGTCTCACTGAGATTATGGTAGAATGTAATTTCAAATGAATACTAAACAAAGAATAGAAGCTGCTGAACAACGTATCAAAGAGCTTCAAGAACTAATCAAACACTGGAAACAAAAATGATTTTTCTATCTCAACCATCAGTCTATCATTTACCTGGTACATGGGAAAAACAACCCATGATTCCTCATTTAAACCTTACTCCTGATCAAGGATTTATTTTATTCTTTGGTTTGCTTCTTTTTGGTTTAGTTGGATGGGGATTATATCTTACATTCGGTACTGGAAGTAAGAAACTGAGAGATTCTATTGACGAACATGCTAAAATGCATGAACTAGGCATTGCACATGGACACGGTGGAAACAAAGATGCCTATGAGATGTCTGGTAAACTTGAACACAAACATGATGACTAAATTAACAAAAAAACAGAGGCACCAAGTTAAGTCTAGGTGGTATTATATCTTTTGGGGTGCTGCAACTGTATCAGTTTTTGCTGGACAGATGTATGTTGGTTCTGGATATAGAGCATTTTCTCACTCATTAAATAGAATTTTTGATACTATTGAAGTTGAGGTTAATAGTGATTATGAACGGTTTTACTAATGAGCAAAAAGTCACTTAAGACTCCTTTACGCTATCCTGGTGGCAAGTCCCGTGCTTGTACTAAGATGGGTGAACACTTTCCTGATTTAAAAGAATACACTGAGTTTAGAGAACCTTTTCTTGGTGGTGGTAGTGTTGCTCTTTATGTTACTAAGATGTACCCAAACATTAAGGTATGGGTAAATGATTTGTATGAACCACTTGCTAATTTCTGGACAAGACTACAACAGGATGGAGATTCTCTTTATAGTGATATAAAGATGTTGAAAGTTTCTCATCCTAATCAAGAGACTGCTAAAGAATTATTTGAAGAAGCAAAGAAAATAATAAACGATGAAACTAAAAGTAGTACTGATAGAGCAGTTGCTTTTTATATTGTTAACAAATGTAGTTTTAGTGGATTAACTGAATCATCTTCCTTTTCAAAACAGGCATCTGATTCTAATTTTTCATTAAGAGGTATTGAGAAACTTCCAGAGTATTCTGAACTAATAAAGGATTGGAGTATAACAAATAATAGTTATGGATACTTGTTGGTTGAACAACTTCATGATGGTATCTTCATGTACTTAGATCCTCCTTATGAGATTGGTTCTAATCTTTATGGTAAGAAGGGTTCTATGCATAAGCATTTTGATCATGATAAATTTGCTCATGATTGTGATGTACAATCTATGGATATGATGGTATCATATAACTCTAGTCAACTTATAAGAGATAGATTTATGGGTTGGGCTGCTGTTGAATTTGATCATACATACACCATGCGTTCTGTGGGTGAATATATGAAGGAACAGCAACAACGCAAAGAATTGGTATTGCTTAATTATTCATGAGTGAATTGAAAGATTGGTTGAAGACTATCAATCAGACAAAGAAGAATTTAATTGATGAGGATCCATCTCTTGAAAAGGAGTATTCTCCATACATAATCAATCGGTGTTTGTCAGGACATCTTGATTGTGTCATGTTTGTTAATGAGATGAACATGTATCATTTTTTACCAAAGAAGATTCAATATGACTTTTTACTAAATAGTCTGAGAACCAAGAAGAGATATGCTCCTTGGCTTCGTAAAGATGAGATTAAAGATCTTGATTATGTGAAACGTTATTATGGATATAGTAACGAAAAGGCAAAACAAGCTCTAAGAATCCTAACCAAAGAACAACTTAATTTTATAAAATCTAAATTTGAAACTGGAGGAAGACAATGAGTGTGGTTCAAGAGCCTGAAGTAAAGTGGACACCTGATGAAATGGTAGAGGTGGTTCTTAGTGAACCAGATGATTTCCTCAAGGTTAGAGAGACTTTAACAAGAATTGGAGTAGCATCCAGAAAAGAAAAAAAGATATATCAATCATGCCATATCTTGCATAAGCAAGGAAGGTATTATCTTGTTCATTTTAAAGAATTATTTGCATTAGATGGGAAACACGCTAACCTTACTACTAACGACGTTCAGCGTCGCAACCGTATTGCTCAGCTCCTTGCTGATTGGGGATTGGTTGGTGTCGTAGATGCAACTAAAATACAAGATATAGCACCCTTAAATCAAATCAAAGTATTAGCATACAAAGATAAAGGCGATTGGATACTTGAGACAAAGTATAATATAGGTAGTAAGAAAAAGAAACCTGAAGAATGAACGGTCGACTGGACAAAGTTGAGATGACTGCTAAAGTCACAAGAATGAAAAATGGGGTCGATAGTAAAGCATGGTATCCAGAGTGGGATAAACGTCAAAGAGGTGCGGCATCCCGTATACTTACTAATGTATTAGAAGTTTTAGACGAATATTGGATGTAAACCGAACTTACTTTTTTAAGTGTTTGTGGTTAAATAGTAATGTCGCCTTCGGGGACACAATTACACACTCGCTTTTAAAGGAGAACCATGACTAACTTAGCAACATATCATAGTGCCAACCTTCCAGAATTAATGAAGGTGATAAGACAAAATGGCATAGGGATGGATGATTACCTAGATCGATTCTTCAATTCAGATTTTCCACAATCAAACTATCCACCATATAATTTGGTACAATTAAATAATCATGAATCAAAACTTGAAATGGCACTCGCTGGCTTTAAGAAAGATGAAGTCAAAGTCTATACAGAGTTTGGAAAATTATATATCCAAGGCAAGAAAGAAGAATCAGAAGTTGATGGAACGTTTGTCCACAAAGGATTGGCTCAACGTTCCTTTGAACGAGTTTGGACGATCACAGACGATACGGAGATTAGATCCGTCAGCTTTGAAGACGGACTTCTAACCGTGGACTTGGCAAAGATTGTTCCAGAACATCACGCCAGAAAGGACTGGTTCTAAATATCGGGGGTGGACACACCCCCTTTTTAATGCTATAATACAAGCAAGGAAAGATTTAAAAATGTCTATCAAACTGGTAATGCTAAAGTCTGGTGAGCAATTAATTGCTGAAGCCAAGGAATTAGTTAATGATGAAAAAGAGGTTAAAGGATATCTGCTAGATAAACCACATAAGGTTATTACTAACACTCCATTACTTTTAACTGAAGAACAAAGTAATGATAGTAGTGTAGAGGTAACTTTATCACCTTGGATTCTTCTATCTGAAGATCAAGAAGTAGTAGTTCAACCTGATTGGGTTATTACTGTGGTTCAACCTTTACCATCTGTAATCAAAATGTATAAGGAGAAATTAAAAAATGGACAAAGTAATTAAGTGCATCCTAATAGATGTTGACAATGTTCTAATATCAGAAATTGTTGAAATGGATGCTGAGATTGGTAATCCTAATTGTAAGTTAATTAACCCATTACTTTTTACTAATATCGATGATATGAAACCTTGGAAATCTGATGTTACTAATCAGACTGAGTTCATGGTAAGAGCAGAAGATATCTTGACAATTGCAGACCCTACTGGTACAGTTATAGACAAATACCTTGAACTAACTTCATAATGAGATTTTATACTAACGTCCAGATGGTTGGAGACAACTTCTTGGTTCGTGGTGTTGAAAATGGAAAACACTTCGCAACTCGTGAGAAGTTTTATCCAACCCTTTTTGTTCCTTCTAAGAATAAGACAAAATATAAAACATTAGAAGGAGAGTATGTTGAATCAATAGAACCTGGTTCTGTTAGAGATTGTCGTGAGTTTATAAAGAAGTATGATGGTGTAGAGAATTTTAATATCTATGGTAATGATAGGTACATCTATCAGTATATTTCTGAGAAGTATCCAGAGGATGAGATTAAGTTTGATACTAATCATATTAAGATAACTACGATTGACATCGAGGTTAAGTCCGAGAATGGATTCCCTGATGTAGAATCTGCTGCTGAAGAAATACTTCTTATTACATTACAGGATTATAATACAAAAAAGATTCTTACATGGGGTTTAGGTCCGTTTAATAATAAACAAGCAAATGTAACATACAAATCATTTAGGACTGAGTATGAACTTCTTAGTTCTTTTATTAACTGGTGGATGATTGAGGAGAATACTCCTGAAGTTATTACTGGGTGGAATAGTACTTTGTATGATATTCCATATCTATGTCGTAGGCTGGATAGGATTCTAGGTGAGAAACTTATGCGTCGTATGTCACCTTGGGGATTGGTGAGTGAAAGAGAAATTCATATCATGGGACGTAAGAATATTACTTATGA